CACTTTCTACGACAACTCAAGATTAACATATTTCCCATCACAAACAGCAGCAACTGCAGATAAGTTCCTGAAGGTTACTAATGTTGCTGGTAATTATGTAATGTCTTGGGAGACACCTCCAACTGTTACTGGTGCTGTTATCTACAAAGGAGCATATAATGTTGTTACTAATACTCCACCAATCACAGATGCAACAGGACAAGCAGGTTGGCAATATACGGTAGTTGGAGTTGGTACAACTAATTTTGGAAATGGACCTCTATCACTTCAAGACGGTGATTTGTTAATTCATAATGGAACTCATTACGACGAAATTCCTGGACCAAGAACTCAAATAAATTCTGATTGGAATGCAACTACTGGTGTTGCTGCAATTCTAAACAAACCAAATATTGTTAATCAACTTATTGGAGGAACTGGTGTATCACTATCTCCTTCTAATGGAATTGGAACAGTCACAATTAATGCAACTGGAACACAGAACCTTAATTCTGTATTAACTAACGGAAATACTTCGGCACTTGGAATAAATGTTGGAGTTGTATCCGCAACTTCTTATACTGGTAATGGTGTAAATCTAACTGGTATTGTAACTTCTATTGTTGCTGGTACTGGTGGAATTACAGTATCAGGTTCAACAGGACGAGTTACGATTAATGCAACTGCTCAAGTCAATAGTGATTGGACTTCAACAGTTGGTGTTGCTTCTATTCTAAACAAACCAACGATTGTTAATCAAATTATTGCTGGAAGTGGAGTTACAATTTCACCTGCGAATGGAATTGGTATCGTTACAATTACTGGAACACAAAACCTAAATTCAGTATTAGGTTATGGAAATACTTCATCACTTGGAATGAGTGTTGGAGTTGTAACTACGACAAAACTTGTATGTACTGATGGTGGAACATTCTCTGGTGTAGTTACTGCAACTTCTTATAGTGGTTCTGGAACAAATCTAACTGGTATTGTAACTTCTATTGTTGCTGGTACTGGTGTTACTATTTCCAATTCCACAGGGCAAGTTACTATTAGTTCAACACCATCCAATTTTATTTCTACTTCTACTACACAGGCAAGCACACTTACAGTAGATTTTACTGGACCAGATGTAATATTCTGGCAACCAAGTGCTAATGGAAATAGAGCAGTTACACTAACTAATTTTACAGCAAATAGAGGTGTTAGGATTTTTATTACTCCTCATACTGGTGCAAATACATTTACATTTACTGGAGTGACTGCAAGTCAGTGTAGTAATGGTAGTAATGTTTATCAACTTGGAGGTGGTGGTGCTGCTCAGGCAAGTATGATGATAGAACTATTCTCAACTTCAACTGCTGTTGGTGGTGTTTGGATATTTGCATATGGTGGGGTTTGATTAAAAATTATGCCAATCGAAGATATTCAACTAAAGCAATCAGACGCTTATCTCTCTAATCCAAATCTAAAGAGGGCAAACACAACTATTCAATGGACTGAGGAGCAGATCATTGAATTTATGAAGTGCAAAGACGATCCAGTATATTTCGCAAAGAATTATATCAAAATCGTTTCTCTTGATGATGGTCTAGTTCCTTTTAGAATGTATCCATTTCAAGAGAAACTTGTTCAAAGATTTCATGAGAACCGATTTAATATTTGTAAGATGCCTAGGCAGACAGGTAAAAGTACAACTTGCGTATCTTATCTTTTACATTATGCAGTATTTAATGATAATGTAAATATTGCTATTCTTGCAAACAAAGCATCTACTGCAAAAGATTTGTTGGGCAGACTGCAACTTGCTTATGAGAACCTTCCAAAGTGGATGCAACAAGGAATTTTATCCTGGAACAAGCAATCATTAGAATTGGAAAATGGTTCTAAAATTATCGCCGCCTCAACTTCTGCATCTGCGGTTCGTGGAGGATCTTATAATATTATATTTCTGGACGAATTTGCATTCATTCCAAATAATATTGCAGATCAGTTCTTTGCATCTGTTTATCCAACAATTTCTTCTGGTAAATCCACAAAGGTAATTATTGTATCCACACCTCATGGTATGAATCACTTCTACCGTATGTGGCATGACGCTGAGAAGGGCAAAAATGAATATGTACCTACAGATGTTCATTGGTCAGAAGTGCCCGGTAGAGACGCCAAATGGAAGGCATCCACGATTGCCAACACTAGCGAACAGCAGTTTAAAGTTGAGTTTGAATGTGAATTCTTAGGATCTGTTGATACTCTGATCAATCCCACAAAATTAAGAACTTTAATTTATGAAGATCCCTCAAAGAGAAGTAAAGGACTCGATGTTTATGAAGATCCGAAAGAAGAACATAATTATTTAATTACGGTTGATGTGGCAAGAGGAGTTGGAAGTGACTATTCGGCATTTATAGTCTTTGATATTACCAATTTTCCATATAAAACAGTGGCAAAATATAAAAATAATGAAATAAAACCAATGATGTTTCCAAGTATCATTTATGAGGTAGCGAAAGCATATGATGATGCATGGTTATTGGTGGAAGTAAATGATATTGGAGATCAGGTAGCAAATATTCTTCACTTCGATCTTGAATATGATAATGTTCTGATGTGTGCAATGAGAGGCCGTGCAGGGCAAATTGTTGGATCAGGATTTAGCGGAAAAAAATCACAACTTGGTGTTCGCATGACATCCGCAGTTAAAAAATTGGGATGTTCAAATTTAAGAACATTAATTGAGGATGATAAACTTACAATTAATGATTATGACATGATCTCCGAACTTACAACTTTCATTCAAAAGGGTAGATCGTTTGAGGCAGAAGAGGGTTGTAATGATGATCTTGCAATGTGTCTCGTTATATTCTCATGGTTAGTGGCACAAGACTATTTTAAGGAGATGACTAACAATGATGTTCGCAAAAGAATTTATGAGGAACACAAGAATCAAATTGAACAAGATATGGCACCTTTTGGATTTATTTTGGATGGACTGGATGATACTGATGTTTTCATAGAACCAGAAACTGGAGATAGATGGATGTTTGCAACAGCACAAAATGAAAATCAACCGCTAGAAGTCTGGAATGTTGATGAGTATGGTGATCGTTCTCATATGTGGGACTATCGCTAAAGAGGCGAAAATTATAAATACTTTTAGAATAATTCTGGACCTGACGGGGAATACAAATGGCGCTAAATTTAGCATCTCCTGGAATTGTAGTAAGAGAAGTTGATTTAACAGTTGGTAGAGTCGCACCAACTTCTAATAAAATTGGTGCAATTGTTGCCCCCTTCGCAAAGGGGCCTGTAGGTTCACCAATTTTAGTAGAGAATGAGCAAGATCTTCTAAACAATTTCGGTGAACCATATGCAGTTGATAAGCACTATGAGCATTGGTTAACTGCATCATCTTATCTTGCTTATGGTGGATCATTGAGAGTCATAAGATCTGATGATTCCGATCTGAAGAATGGATTTGTTGGTACTGCATCTAGTGTTAAAGTTAAAAGTTTAGATCATTATATTGAATTGGGATTTAGTGAAAATCCAATTAGTGGTGTGACTGTTGTAGCAAGAAATCCAGGATCTTGGTCAAATGGGATTCGTGTTGGACTAATTGATGCAAAGGCTGATCAAATTCTTGGAGTCAGTACAACAAATGTTATTGTTGGGCACGGAGTTACTCAATCAGTAGCAGGAAAAGTTAAGGCAGGTGCTGGTGGAACATCGGTTCTTGACGGCGTACTTAAGGGTATTGTTACTGAAATTGGTGCCGGAAAACTTTCAGTAAAGGTTTTGAGTCATGTTTCTGCTGCAGGAACTGAAACAGTTGTTGATTATCAACCTGCAGGAATTTATTCATTTTCCGCCACAACACAATTAGGAATTACAACTGCTAATGGCACATCAGTAGTTACACCTACTCCAACTTCACAAATAGATTGGTTTGATCAACAAAATCTCACCATTACTACAGCACCTGTTGGATCTGCAACCACTGAGATAACAATTCCTTGGAATACCGTTGCTGATCGCCCATTTACTTCAGATTATGCAAATACGAGGGGAGCAAGATTTGATGAATTTCATATTGTAGTTATTGATGCATCCGGATCAATTACTGGAAATGCGGGAACAATTCTTGAAAAGCACTTGAATATTTCCAAAGCATCCGATGCTCAATATTCTGTTGGAAGTCCGGCATATTGGAGAAAGTATCTGGAAAATAATTCCACATTCATTTTTGGTGGTTCTGCTCCTGCAGGAATTACTTCAACTGGAGTTAGTTCTGGATTTGTCCCCCAAACAGATTTTGCCTGGGATCAAGAAGCAGATAGTGCAATTTTTGGTGCAATTGGGACTAAGAATTTTGTTCTTAGTGGAGGTAAAAATTACGATGGTTCTACTACAATCGCGGCAACTGGGGCATTGACTTCAACCATATCAGATATTTCTTCGGGATATGATTTATTTGAAAATACTGATAATTATAAAGTTGATTTCCTTTTAATGGGATCAGCAAATTATACAATGGAAAATGCTCAGGCACTTGCAGAGAAACTAATTTCTGTTGCGGAACTGAGAAAAGATGCACTTGCATTCATTTCACCATATAGAGGATCTGCTCTTACGGATACTTCAGATCAAACTGCAGTAACAGTCAGATCTGCATCCGATATCACTGATAAAGTACTTCAATTCTATTCACCAATTACATCTTCAACTTATGCAGTTTTTGATAGTGGATATAAGTACATGTACGATAGATTCTCTGATACTTTCAGATATGTACCTTTAAATGGTGACATTGCTGGAACTTGTGCTCGTAATGATATTAATAATTTCCCATGGTATTCTCCAGCAGGAACTTCAAGAGGTGCTATCTTAAATGCAGTAAAACTTGCATATAATCCTTCCAAGTCTCAGAGAGATCGTCTTTATTCAAATAGAATTAATCCTATCATCTTCTCACCTGGTGCAGGAATTGTTCTCTTTGGAGATAAGACTGGATATGGTAAGGCATCAGCATTCGATAGAATCAACGTTCGCAGACTCTTTGTTTACTTAGAAACTGCAATCGCCGCAGCTGCTAAGGATCAACTATTTGAATTCAACGATGAGATCACAAGAACAAATTTTGTAAATATTGTTGAACCTTTCTTACGTGATGTTCAGGCAAAGAGAGGAATCTATGATTATGTAGTTGTTTGTGATGAAACAAACAACACAGCGGCCGTCATCGACTCAAATGAATTCGTCGCTGATATCTACATTAAACCAGCAAGATCAATTAACTTCATTGGTCTTACTTTTGTTGCCACCAGAACTGGTGTTTCGTTTGATGAAGTAATCGGTCAATTCTAATTAACAAGAGGTAAACAATCATGGCAACTAGATCTCAACTAAATCCACCTCCTTTAAGGAAGATTACCGACTTCAAGAGTAAACTCTCTGGTGGTGGCGCTCGTGCAAATCTTTTCGAAGTAGTATTATCTTTTCCAACTTCTGCACCAACCGATAGTAATGTTCTTGATAAGTCAAGATTCTTAATCAAAGCAGCTGCTCTCCCAGCATCAACAATTGGACCAGTTAATGTTCCATTTAGAGGAAGAATTCTCAAGATTGCTGGAGACAGAACTTTCGAATCTTGGACTGTTACTGTTATCAATGATACAGATTTTTCAATTCGCTCTGCTCTTGAAACTTGGATCAATTCAATTAATAAAGTTTCTGATGCCACTGGCGCCACTGATCCAGCACTATATCAAGCAGACGCTTTTGTCTATCAACTTGATCGTGATGGTTCTACACTGAGAGCATATCACATGTATGATATTTTCCCAACAAATATTGCACAGATTGCTCTTTCAACCGAAACCACTGATGCAATTGAAGAGTTCACTTGCGAATTCCAAGTTCAATGGTGGGAAGCAGTTAAGGGTACTGGAACAAATGCTGGTGGTGGCAATATCAACTAAATAGAACATACGGTCTAAACTTATAAGATGGCAAAACTTTTTGGATTTTCGATTGATGATTCTAATGATAAGTTAAAATCTAAATCCATTGTCTCCCCCGTTCCACCTAACAATGACGACGGGGTAGACAATTTTATTGCAAGTGGATTTTATGGACAGTATCTGGACATTGAAGGTGTCTATAGGACTGAATTCGATTTAATCAAAAGATATCGTGAAATGGCACTTCATCCTGAGTGTGATGGTGCTATTGAAGATGTTGTGAATGAAGCAATTGTAAGTGATCTTTATGATTCTCCAGTTGAAATTGAACTTTCAAATTTAAATGCAAGTGATAAATTAAAGGAAAAAATTAGAGAAGAATTCAAATATATTAAAGAATTATTGGATTTTGATAAAAAATCCCATGAGATTTTTAGAAATTGGTATGTTGATGGCAAATTATATTATCTAAAGGTTATTGATATTAAAAAACCTCAAGAGGGTATTCAGGATCTGAGATATATTGATCCCATGAAAATGAAATTTGTTCGTCAAGAGAAGAAGACGAATAGGAATGGCGTGATGAATATGAATGCCATTCGGGAAAATGACAAGATATTCTATCCCGAGATAGAAGAATATTTTCTATATTCTCCCGTAGCATCATATCCTTCTCCAGGAATGATTTCTGGTGGTGGTGCAGTAAAGCAAATTAAGATTGCAAAGGATTCGATCACTTATGTTACTTCTGGGTTAATAGATAGAAATAAAGGTACTATTCTTTCATATCTACACAAGGCAATTAAGGCACTCAATCAACTCAGAATGATTGAGGATTCTTTAGTTATTTACAGATTGTCAAGAGCACCAGAAAGAAGGATTTTTTATATTGATGTTGGAAATCTACCGAAAGTTAAAGCAGAGCAATATCTTAAAGAAACAATGTCTCGTTATAGGAATAAACTTGTTTATGACGGAGCAACCGGAGAAGTTCGTGATGATAAAAAATTTATGAGTATGATGGAAGATTATTGGTTACCTCGTCGTGAAGGTGGTCGTGGTACTGAAATTACTACACTTCCCGGCGGACAAAATTTGGGGGAACTTGCGGATATTGAGTATTTCCAGAAAAAACTTTACAGATCACTCAATGTTCCAGAATCTAGAATTGCTGGTGGTGGAGATGGATTTAATCTTGGACGTTCATCAGAAATTCTTAGAGATGAATTAAAATTTGCAAAATTTGTAGGTCGTTTGAGAAAGCGTTTTGCAAATATGTTTAATGATATGCTCAAAACTCAACTAGTTTTGAAAAATATTGTTAGTCCAGAAGATTGGGATTTGATGACTGATCATATTCAATATGATTTCTTGTATGATAATCAGTTTGCAGAATTAAAAGAATCAGAATTACTGAATGAAAGACTTGGTACTCTTGCAACCATTGAACCTTATATTGGAAATTATTTCTCTAAAGAATATGTTCGTAGAAAAGTTCTTCGTCAGACTGATAGTGAGATCATTGAAATTGATCAACAAATTAAGACTGAAATCAAAAAGGGAATTATTCCAGATCCAAATTCAATAGATCCAATTACTGGAGAACCTCTACCGCCAGCAGAAGGAGATCCTGGAATGGGAATTACTAATCCATTAGGTGAAATTCCACAAGAACCAAATCTTGACCAGCAGGGACAACAAACAAATGCTCAGATGCAAAAAGATACTAAAAAAGCAGAGATATAAATAATTATTATAATAATACATTAAAATTTTTATGGAAGAACTTATCGAT